ATACAATCCCAAATTAATAGATGTATTACTATTTCCTTGTATGTGATAATCATTTAAAAAGTTTATTTTTTCTTCTCCTTTGACAGGTTTGATTACACATTTCCTAGCATAAATTTTATTAGAATTAATTTTTAATAGATTGTTTATTCTATTCAATACTATTGAATTTTTATTTTTAAATTCATCTTCGAATACTTGTATTAATTTTACTCCTGATTGTTCTGCTAAATCGGCTTTTAGTTTATGAAGATTTTTATCTTTATGTTCTTCGGAATGCCAATACAAACCATTTAATTCAATTCCTAATTTATGTGATGGTACATATACATCAATTTCATATCCTTTTAAGACATTACGATCTCTATAAATATATGGAATATTCAAATCATCTAAATGTCGTTTAATAAAAACTTCCATTTTGGTTCCTGTTGGTTTACAAATTCTACATTCCAAATATTTGTGATATTTTAATATAGAATCGAATTCCAAATTACATTTCTTACATTTCCATTTATATGATTTATATGGATTACTAAATCCCTCATATTCGACAAATGGAAATAACGGCATTACTACATCACCATCTACTAAACTGGTATAATAGTTTAATCTAGATGTTTTGGACACTAATTTAGGATTACGATTAGTTACAATGTCTCCGCTTATTATTCTCTCTTTATATTCTTGAGATTTAGCGTAATTATCAACTCCGTATTTTTCTAAATTGGTCTGTTTTAATTTAGTCTTACCAATTTCTGAGGCTAGATAATTAGTAGAACCATACTTTTCTAAATTGGTTTGTTTTAATTTCTCCATTCTTTCAGGAGATTTCATATGACACGATCTACTGCAAGTAGATTGCCAACCATTATTAGAATTAAAAATTGTTAATTTTCCACAAACTACACATTTTGGATTATCAAAAACATCCTCAATATAAGATCTGACGTTCACTGAAAATGCATATTTTCTTGCATTTAAAAAGGTAGTTTTATTAATGATTTCATTATATGCATCTTCACCGAAATTATTAATAAACATTTTTTCTTTTATGAATCTATAAGACCCTTTATAGTTTTTTTCTAAAAAACTCAAAATTTTAGTTTTTAGTTCATTCATATAGCACCTAATATATCATCTATATTTATCTTTTCAAGTTATATTTTATGATAATAAAATAAAAAAACCCGTGGATTTCTCCACGGGTTTTTTGTAAGTGCTTTCTTCTAAGAATTTTAGAAGTAGACGGATTGATTACCGGGTGTGAACGCAGTTCCCAAATTCTTGAGAATGATTGTGTGATAATATAGTGATGCACCGAAAATATTATCAACCACGCCATATCTTGTCAATAGACCTACGCGAGGAGCGAAGTCATTTGGTCCGATTGTGCGCTGAATCATAACAGGAATGTATGGGCAGTAAATGATACCTGAATCATAGAATTCAGTACCTTTATAACCGAGTAGAGCGTATTCGACACCAGCAGTTTGACCAGTGTAGCCAACGTTACCGTAGACATTGCTGTTCTGAACTTCAGTGCGTGTGTCACGATAAACTTGGAAACGACCACCTAGTGAGCCAACCTTAGCTACGCCAGTTTGCTGGGTAGAAACATTGCCCTGAACTGTTACCCATTGGAATTCGGGTAGCATTTCAAAGATAGCGCAAACGCGAGGGGTAGCAACGATGAAGTTAGCTGGTCCACGGCGGTTACGGATTGCAATGCGGTTTGCTTCGATAATAACTCTCTGGTAGAAGTCACGATTACGTTCAACTAACCAACGACCATCAGCAGAAGCAGGAGACCATACAGAATATCCTTTTCCGAGACCACCATTTAGTGAAGTCTGGATCATACGAATAATCATTTCACGGTCGATTTCAGCTTGGATCTCATACGCCATAGCGTTTGTGATCTCAGCGTCGATGTCGATGCCGTTCATGTTCTTTAGATCTTGTTCTAGTTCAACTGACCATTTAGCACCGAGGCGGCGAGTACCAGCTTCAACAGCGGTCTTCTCGAAGGATACTTCAACAGTTGGGATGTTAGCATTGATTTCGAAATTCTTTAGAATTTCAGCAACGCCACCATCTTGAGCTGCGAAAGCCCACTCTGAGTTACCGGAGAGAGCAGCTGAAGATGCACCAGTGTAACGAGTGTCGAGATGTTGATATCCGAGTTCGTTATCACCTTGTGGTGTTTTTGTACCAGTGTAACTTACTGACTGTTGGTTGTGGGTGCCGGGAGCGGCTGCCCATGCTGTACCAGCAGCAGTAGAAGTGTCTTGGAAGTTACCACCGAGGGTCTGATTGCTGTACTTATAACGTAGAGCAAATGCGAGACCAACTGGACCAGCCATAGGTTGAACTCCAACGATTTCGTTGGTGATCAATTCTGGGAAGGTACGGCGGATCATAGGAATGAGAATCTTCGGGAGACGAGCGTCACCAGTTGCATAAGAATCGCTTCCACCGGGGAATGCGTTTCCAGTTGCACCGTGATCAGCACCGCTACCAAAAATCCCACCTGTTCCACCAACAGTGTTAGCTTCACGTAGGCAATAAGCTTCTTGGTTCTCAAGTAGCATTGCAGTGTTTAGACGGGTATGTTCATCTTCGATTGGAGCTACGCTCTTTGATGTATAATCAAGAACTGGTGCCCATTTTTCGAGAAGTGCCTGAGCACGACCCTGATCGATGTATGATTGTGAGGGTTTGATTTGTTTCATAATTTTGTTTTTATTTCTTTCTATTTTTTCGACCTCAAGCATAAGTTAATATGCAGGGACTCAAGTAATATTTACTTCTACCAAATTTTTATAGTGAGCAAATATATTAGTATTTACTCAATTCGCTCAAATAATTTGAAAAACGTGGAGTAGAATTTTCAGTTTCTTCTTGAATAACTGTTGTTTCTTCTTCCAAGACAACTCGATCTGACTTTACTTTACGTTGATCGAATGCTTCTTTTTTCAAAGTATCAATGCGTTCCTCTTCTTTTTTATCGAAGAGTGAAAGTGTATAATCTAGGTTCTCCATAATAAATTTTGGAGATTTACCTGCTAGAACACGTTGGGCGTATTCTTTCTTCTTAGCTGGGAGCTGAGAAATCTTTTGCTCTAGAACTAAGTCTGCTTTTGATTTTTGTAGAGATTCTTGTAGAGTTTCGATCTCTTGTTTAGCAGCTACTGCTAGTTCACGATATTTATCGATTTGAGTTTTTCCATCGATGAGAGCATCTTTTAGTGATTCGCTCATTAGAGCGGAATCGATAGCGAGTGATTCACGAAGATTGTTTAGGATCACACGAGCCTTTTGATTCTTCACAGCTTCGTTGATAGAAGCTTGAGGAATCTTGGATTCTACGAATAGATCTAGGTAATGAGAAATGTTTTCAACCAAAGTAGATTTGAATTCTTCAGCTTGTTCTTTGATTGCGGTTTGGTAACGATCAACAACCATTTGTAGTTTAGCTGCATTGTTAGCATCAACAGCTTCGACAACACGCTCAAGTTTCTTGGTGTGGTCTGCATCGATAGCTTCGAGAAGTTGTTTGGCTTTTTCGGTGTATTCAGTGTCTTGTTCTACGAGAGCTTTCTCTACGTGAATTTGAACACGCTCACTTACTGCGCTATCAAAAGCTTCTTGAATCTGATTTAGTGTTTCATCAGTTAAGATGCCTTGTGTTGCTTCTTTTAAAAGTTTGGAAATTTCTTTTGCCATAATATTAGTTATTCTTTCTAGTGTATTTTTTCTTAAAAATTACTTTTTATTTTTCTTGGATTTAGCTTTTGGTGACTTCTTTCCTTTTGCTTGTGGAAACTTACCACCAAATGCACTGTCTTTAGCTGCTTTCTTTTCTTCTTTAGTACCACCGAAAGGTTTTTCAGTTTTTACAGCTTTCTTAATTTTTTCTTTTACTTTCTCTTCGATTACAGCTCCTAAAAATTTATGGGCTTGACTATAATTCTCGACAATCATAGCTTCGATGAATTTGATTACGTTTTCTTTGCTGAGATTCATAATGTTATTTAGCTAAATTTAATCTTATTTAAGAAGTCCATGATTGATTCTTTCAAATAATTCTCGACTTCTTTCTTGGGTAATTTAGAAATTTTGTTTTCGAAGTCGGCATAAACTTCTTCGAATTGTCCAGATTCACCAAGTACCCATTGCTTGGATTCTAGAATTCCATTTACGAATGCTTTTGGAAAGCTTGGATCTGCGACACAGTCAACAGATATCAAACGGAAATTTTTTACGATGTTTTTACCTTCAGCACCTTCCTCTAATTGACCAAGTGCTCTAGAACTCATTCCAACTTTAACACCATCATTGATCAATGCTCTTACAATGTGACCATTTGGAGTGGAAAGAACTTTACTTTTTCCGTAAAATACGTTACCTTCTTGGTATAGATCAGTAACGACATGACACACTTCTTTAAGACTAACTTCTGCGCTGCTTTCATGGTTCAATGTTCCCATTGCACGTCCAGTCTTGATCATTTCGTTTTTATAACGGTCTACTTCTTGAACCATTTCTGCTAATTTGTATAATCGATTATTACGATTATAATTTTCAGCCATCATGTATGGACCTTTGATATAAAGCGTAGAAGGACTATTACGATCTTTCTCTTCTAGAATATATTCAAATTGCTCTTCAAATGCAGGTTGTTCTACGATTAATCGAAGTGACATAAAACTATTTATGTTTAATCTGACATTTTTTAAGATATAAATGTCGATTTTATTAAATAATGTTATGTTAAATGACGAAAATAGTATTTTCGAGAGATATAAAGTTATTTTAGAAGCTTACGCTGGACCGGGTATTTCGGTAGCAAGAGCTGCTGGAACTGCTACTAACACAATGCAGACAAAACCAGAAACAGTTGATAAACTTAAAGATAGTATTCGTCGTTCAATGTTAGCAAAAGATGTAGACGAACGTAAAATATTTTATGTTCCTGAATTATTAGGAATAGATCCACAAAAAGCAGAGAAATTAATAATGTCTAACTTTGGTGGATCTAATCCAGATAAAGATAAAAATATTTTAAATCCAGAACCAAAACTGTTAGG